AAAGCGTTTGCACCTATACCAACATTACGCTCCCCTAACGTATCTGAACCTAGAGAACCAAAACCTACCCCAACATTAAAATCTGAGTCTAAAAGAGCATCACCTGCTAAACCACCAACTAAGACGTTACGGTTCCCCGTGGTGATTGCAGTACCTGCCTGATAACCAACCGCCGTATTAAAAGCATCAGCCCCAGCGTTGAGTGTTTTAAGAGATTGATAACCAACAGCTACGTTGTCACCATGAGCATCTTCAGTGCTTAACGCCTCAAACCCGATGGCTACGTTATTATCCCCTGTGGTCAAAGCCGTACCCGCTTCATCGCCCACAACCACGTTGTAGTTGCCGCCAGAAGTGATGCTGTTACCTGCGTTGACACCTGCGCGGAAGTTAGAAGTACCGGCAGTATTAGAGGCTAAATCACCATCGACAAACAAACTTGCAGCGGCTAAATCCGTAAACGCATCAACCATCGCAGCGCCTGATCCAGCACCGTCGCTGTAAATCGCTTTGGTCTGACCATTTAGTATGGTGATGTTTGCGCCAGAGCCTTGGCTGATAATAATGCTCTGCGATCCGCTCGTTGCGTTCTCAATAAACCACAGCTTGCTGACCGTGTTTGGGCCTATAGTGATGGTGCAAGTTGAATCAAGAGTGCCAGTGTATTTGAGGAAGAGACTGCGGCCCGGATCAGTAGACCCGTCAGCAATAGTAGTAGTATGAGTATCAGCATTCGTCGTAATAGCTTCGGTGCCAAAACTAAATGCCTCTGCAATTAGCTCTAAATTTGTATTTGTACTGGTGCCCCAGGTACCTGCCTCATCGCCAGTAGATATCTCTTTTAGGCGTAAATCGTTAACGTAAGTTGCCATTTAAGCTACCTCTTCCCAATTAGGAGTTTGACTGTCGGTGACAGCAGTCCAACTCGGTGTTTGACTATCCGTTATAGTACCCCAGTTAGGGTCTTGGCCATCATTTATGATGCCATAAACAAGGAAATACCCTATCGCTCCTGTCGCTGAAACACCCGTGACAGAAACGTTCGCATCTGCTGCAACGGTGACGTTTCCAACAACGGCATTACCTTGAATTCCAGTGAGAGAAACATTCGCTGTACCAGTGACCGTAAGCGAACCAACCGCTCCAGTCCCAGCATTGCCAGTAACAGCAGCATTCGCGCCGCCGGTAGCAGTAACCGTTCCGACAGATCCAGTGCCCGCCACGCCTGTAACAGATACGTTGACACCCGCACCCTGGACGATTGTGACTGACCCGATTGCCCCTGTGCCAGAAACGCCTGTGACAGTGGCATTTGCGTCTGCGCTGACCGTGACAGTCGTAACCGCGCCAGTACCCGCAACACCTGTAACCTCGACAGGTATCGCTTCATTCCAAGCGCCTTGGCCCCAAGTGCCTCTGCCCCAGCCCGTGACATTAGCCATTCCCTATGCGATGCGAATAATCGCATTCGATGCATCTGCCGCAGGAAACTGAATCGTAAAATCGCCTGAACTAGAAGTCTTATCTGCGCCAAAATCCAACGCGCAAACAGCCGGGTCGCCAGAGGCGCTGTCGTTAAAGATCAATGCTCCTCGTGCAGTCAAACTGCTAGAAGAGAAAGTTAAGTCAGAAAAGTCTGTTATGGCGGTAGTGCCATCGTTGCTGGGATCAACACGAGTAAGTGCTGCACCTTTGGCGGTATATCCAGTGCCCGATATTTCATTAGACGTAGTGTATGCAGTGGTGCCTGCGCCCAGGGAGGCAGAGCTTGTGTACAACGCAAGATTAAATGTGCTGCCACCTGTGTTCTTAAAGTTGTGAACTGCCTCCAGTATTTCTTTTTTGAAGGTTGTGCACATCGCTGTCGTTATCGCCATTACAGACTCCTGATTATGTTTGCCATGTCAGCATGGCCTTGTTTTTCCAGTTCTGCGATCAAAGTTGTTCTGTCACTCTTGATGGCTTCTTTGATGTAAAAAGCCACAGTTGCTTCTACAGATTGCTTGAAAGCCTCTGCTTGCTGAGCAATCAAAGGATGGCAGTTTCCACCAACACTCACAATCTTATCTGCAGCAGCCTTTGCCCAAAACTCTGGGTCATGCCCTTTATCTTGGGTCGTTGCTACTAAAACATTGCCTACCTCAAGGGTAGGCGCTTCAAACAAAGACAATCTTACCCCCTGGCAATATCGTATCTATACTCATCTCTTGCGCCATAGCCTTCGCCAAGCTTTTTAAGAGCAGATATAGCCATCATAAAACGCTGCTCATACTGAGCCGCTTCTTCAGGGGTCTTTAAGAAAGTAGCTGCTTCTACAAGTGTGCCATACAGCAAAGCATCAGGTGCGTTATCAGAAAGCCAAGTTGTGCTTGATCCCGACGTTGTTGTCAGTGATGCAGGTCGATATTTGTAATGCAGTTCGTATGTGTAGTCAGAATCTGGCGTGGGCCCAAGAAGAAACGTGTTGTCATCAAACAACGCATAGTATTTTGTTGGCCCAGTCGTTGTTGCGTTAGGCGTGTAATCTCTGATGAAAGTCACATGCTTGAACAATGGGTAGGTGTAAACGCTATTCACGATCAAAGCCAAACTGTATGTGGCCAAAAAGTCTGATGGTGTGGCCAAGTACGGGAAGTCTGTTGTTGCGTTACCTGTGACGTTCTTTCTAAACACAGGAAGCTCTACATTCTTCAGTATGCGCTCTTCAGCTTCTTTTATGAATGTATCAAGGTCAGCTACAAACGTAGTCTCTGCAGTTTCGCAGTAGTCCTGAACCGTGGACTTCAGTGTCGCTAATGTAAAACTCATGTTGTCACCACCGTTACTGTTCCGACAGAGCCAGTTGCGCCATCTATGTTGAATTCTGAACCTATCGGATCACCTGTGGTAGACATCATCTGATTATCATCGATGGTTCTTACAACACCTGCCCCGGCAACCACATCAGGAGAGCGATTAGGCCTAGGGAAACGCAAAGCTTCTGGGTCAGAAACATTATGAATTGGCTCTAGTTGTGGGTGTTTTGGCTCATAGCATTCATTGCAGACACGAAAACCTGTCCACTCTTTTTTCAAAGCTAGGTATTTATACTGAAAGCCACACCTGTCGCATATGGCAATTGCGTATTTGCCAGAAGCAAAAGCCACTACGCTATCCTAGATCTTAGACCTGGGGATATGGTCAAAGAAGCTCTGCTCTGATCTTGGTCAGCCGCTCTAGCAAACTCTTCTTCATACAAGCCTTTGAGCATCTGCACGCGATCAGGCGCCTTCTTTAACGCTATGTAGTAGGACAAACCTGCTGCCAGGCAAGGATAGAATCGGAAAGGCACATCGACTGTATTCACACTAGCATCTGCATCTTCAATGCGAACCAGACGATTGATGATCAACTGATCTGTAGCGTTCTCTGCTGCTGGCCAAATGTAAAGACGAGGGGTCAGTTGCTTATCAAGAAAGAACTGAGTGGGCCTTGCCTGAGTAGATTTAGTAGGAATGTTGTAATACTCAGACCTACCTATCTGTTGCATGGTGATATCTGTAGTCGTAGAACCTTCAGTTCTTCTGATGATTACATCCAACACATCAATCGTGCTTGCAGACAAATCAATGAACTCGGCTCCTAGCGTCAACGTAGTTGTGCTATTGGTTACCGTCCACTGATTCAAACCTCTATTTGCCCAGTCGGCAAACAGAAGGTTCAAAGATCTTCTAGCAGTTACCCCGTCATAACCAGTGCGGAACTCAAGGCCACATCTTTCAAATGCTTCCTCGATGTATTCCGCAACATCTGGCTCAAAGTCTCTGCTTCCAGAAGTGGCCATTAATAACTCTTTATGACCTCAAGGATCACAGTGTATGTATCGCCACTACTCGCGCCAATCGTGGTGAATTGAACGTCACCAGTCTTACCTGATCCTGCATTATTAGGTATGCCAGAAAACGGTGTGTAATCGTGCATACCATTAGAGTCAGGAGACAAAGCAATGATCAGCGTATCTGATGTTGCGTCATTCAGAAGCTGAACGCCCATGCCCACGCACTGCCACCATATCTTGGATATGGCGACCTCTGTGCAAGAGTCGCCTTTGCTGTTTGCCTGAAGAGCACTGACATCAATCTTGGTCACCGCGCTTTCGCCAGTGCCATCACTGATGTTCGTAAACTTCAAAACAGCGTTACGATTGTCATCCTGTATTGTTTGTGATGTGACTGCGTCAGCCATGACTGCCCCCCTGTTACGCTATCTGAACGTACTCAATGATGAACGTAAAAGAACCTGCTGTTGTAGCATCAACCGTGTTGGTGATGTTGCAGAATATGGTTCTTTCAGCAGAAGTGTACTGAACAGAAGCAGGAGCCGTAGTGCCGCTTTGAGTCTGAACCACAAGCGTTG